AGGTATGCCGTTGATGCCTTGGCAAGAATTCGTGGCTATTCATGGTCATAAGGTCAAGCCAGACGGGCGATACTATCACTCAGAGTGTGGGCTCGTAATCGCAAGGCAGTCCGGAAAGTCTACCTTTATGATGCTCAGGGTTTTAACTGGAATGTTTGTATGGGGCGAAAACTTACAGCTGTCATCCGCTCACAGATTAACCACATCTTTAGAAACCTTTAGACAGATGGTTTCGATTATTGAGTCAAACGATAAATTGGCAAGTGAAGTAAAAAAGATTAGATGGCAACATGGAGCTGAGGAAATGGAATTAAAAGGCGGTCGGCGCTTCGTGGTAAAAGCAGCTAATAATGCAAGCCGAGGAATTTCAGCGCCATCTAGTATTCATTTGGATGAGTTGAGAGAATACAAAGATGAAGATGCTTGGTCGTCTATGCGATATACCATGATGGCTTCAAAAAATCCGCAAGTATGGATTTATTCAAATGCTGGAGATCAACATTCAATAATCCTAAACAAACTTCGGGAACGCGCTATCGCAGCCAGCGTGAACCCTTCCGATACGATCGGTTGGTTTGAGTGGAGTGCCGAGCCTGATGCACCGATTACCCTTCCGTCGGGTGAAATCAACTGGCCAGCATTTGCTCAAGCCAATCCATCGTTAGGCATAACAATTCATCCGGATAACATAAAAGCAGTTATTAATGATCCGCCTGATATTGTACGAACTGAGGTTTTATGCCAATGGGTAGATACAATTAATTCTGCTATTGATGCACAGAAATGGGAATTGTGCAGAACTGACCCAATACCATTAGACCCTGACAAGCCAACTTGGTTTGGATTAGATCTTAGTCCGGATCGTAAATTTGCAGCTCTTACTGCTACTCAAAAACTTTCGGGTGAGAAATTTAATTTAGTTTTACTTCATACATGGTCAAACGATTATTCAATCAATGATTTAGCGGTTGCAAACGATATTGCACCTTATGTAAGAAAATATAATGTTCAGACTGTCGCTTATTCCAAAAGGACTGCACAAGCCGTCGCAAGTCGGTTAGTTCCTGCTGGAATTCCCATTACAGATATGGATGGGGCGATATATGCTGAAAGTTGTGATCGGTGGTTAGGCGCAATCAATTCCCATCGATTACAGCATGGAGGTCAAGACGAACTGACCCAACAAACACTTTCCGCTGCGAAACTGCCCTATGGGGATGGGTCATGGATCATCGGAAGGCGTGCAAGTCGAGTAGCAGTTTGTGCAGCTGTTGCTTCGGCTTTAGCAACCTATTTTGCGACACAACAAGAAACGGAAATTGATATTCAAGTCGGATAAATTGCATTTATGGTATATTATGTGCTAATGGGATTATTTGATCGTTTTAATACAAAGCCAATAATTACAGCAACAACTGATGTGGCTGCATCTTATGCGCCTTACAATTTGCAAGCTGCTGTGGGTGGCATATTCTTTGGAACACAATCTGCAACTCGTGAGCAAGCAATGTCTGTTCCTGCTGTTGCAAGAGCAAGAAACATAATTTGTTCAACAGTTGGATCATTACCAATTGAAACTTATAATCATTTTACAAAAGAGCATATTCGACCAACAAGAGTTTTAATGCAACCCGATCCAAGAATTCCAGGGTCTGCAACTTATGCTTGGGTCGCAGAGGACATTTTATTCACAGGATTTTCGTATGGACAGGTTCTGGATTCCTATTCGGACAGCGATGGCGCAAGAGTTAGAGCATGGACAAGAATTTCGCCAGATAGAATTACATATCAGTTAAACTACAATCAAACGGAAATTTTGTTTTATAAATTAGATGGTGAGGAATTACCTTTACATGGAACAAACAGTTTAATTGTATTCAATGGTTTAGATGAAGGTGTTCTTAATCGTGCCGGTCGCACAATAAGAGCAGCACAAGAATTAGAAAAAGCAGCTGAGATGTATGCCAAAGAGCCAGTTCCAACAATGGTGCTCAAATCAAATGGCACAAATCTTACTCCAGAGCGAATTACAAGATTGCTTGAAAGTTGGAAAGCAAGTAGAGCAACTAGATCAACTGCATTCCTAAATGCTGATGTTGAATTACAAGCACTTGGATTCGATCCCGCTAAATTACAATTAAATGAAGCCCGTCAATACCTCGCTTTGGAATGCGCTCGTGCGGTTGGTATTCCGGCAAGTTTTGTGTCTGCTGAAACCACCTCAATGACTTATTCGAACATGACAGCTGAAAGAAAAGCATTGATTGATTTTTCTTTACGACCAGTATTAACTGCAATTGAACAAAGACTTTCAATGGCTGATTTTGTGCCAAATGGTGTTGAGGTCAGATTTGACATTGACGATTTCTTGCGTGGATCTGCATTAGAGCGTGCGCAAGTCTATGAAATCCTAAACCGCATTGGCGCAATGAGCGTTGAGCAAATACAAGAGGAGGAGGACTTGATCCGATGAGTAAAAAATTACAGATCAATTTCCCAATAACACTAACTGCAGCCGATAGTCGGAAACGAACAATTTCTGGCACGATCGTGTCATGGAATGAAAAAGGCATGACAAGTGCAGGAGCAACAGTATTCAAAGAAGGCAGCATTGATTTTTCAAAGCCTGTCAAATTATTACTGGAGCATGACCGCACTCGACCTATTGGCAAATTAATTGACATTACAGCTGACGACAAAGGCATTCAAGCAACATTTAAGATTGCAGGAACAATTGCCGGTGATGACAGCATTCTTGAGGCAGCCGAAGGATTGCGTGATGGATTCAGCGTTGGCGTTGTTGTCGATGATTTTGATGCCAACAAAGGAGTAATGACTGTTAAAGCATCTAGGCTTATGGAAGTCAGCCTTGTCGCTGAACCCGCCATCAATAGCGCACGAGTTGAGGAAATAGCAGCTAGTGAAACACCAGAGAATTCCGAAGCAACCGCTGAGGAGCAAACAAAAACACAGGAGGACAAATTGTCTGACACACAAACAGCTCCTATCGCCACCGAAGCGGTAGAAGCAGCAAAGTCTGAGCCTGTGGCAATTCAAGCAACACAACCAGTTGCTTATACAAAGCCACGCTCACCAATTAACACACAGGCTCGATTCTTAGAGCACTCAATCAAAGCATCACTTGGAAATCGTGATTCTGCTGAGTGGGTAGCACATGCAAAGGCTGAGGATTCAAAAATCCTTACAGCAGCTGATGACAGTTTTACAACTAACCCAGCATTCAAGCCAATTCAATATGTTTCACAGGTAGTTGATACTCAAATTGGATCTCGTGGCGCAATTGATGCAATTGGAACACGCAGACTGCCAAATGCAGGTATGACTGTTTCAATTCCTAAAATTACAACTTCCGGATCTGTTGCAGAAACAGCCGAAGGTGCAGGACCATCCGAAACCGGAATTGTTAGCGCATATGTCGATGCCACAGTTAAAGCCTACAAGGGTTTGCAACGCTACAGCGTTGAAATTCTTGATAGAGCAGATCCATCTTTCTATCAGGCTATGTTGGAAAACATGCGCCGAGTTTATGCTCAAGCAACTGAAGCTGCAGTAATTGCAGAACTAACTGCTGGCGGAACAGCCGGAACTGCAACATCTGCTGATCTTGATGGAATTGTTGCATTCGTAAAGACTGAAACACCTGCTGCATATCTTGCAACTGGTGAGTTAGCAACACGCTACATTGCTGGAACTTCACAATGGGGATTATTAATTGGCGCACAAGATTCTTCAAAGCGACCAGTATTCTCAGCTGTTAATCCACAGAATGCTGCTGGATCTGCATCACCACTATCACTTCGTGGGAATGTAATGGGGCTCGATTTATTCGTGTCAAACAAAGCTGTTTCAACATCTATAGATGAGAGCGCTTTCATTGTTGTTCCATCATCTGTTGCAATTTACGAAAGCCCAGTATTACAACTATCAACAAATGTTGTTTCAACTGGCGAAATCGAAACAATGCTTTATGGCTACTTGGCTGTTAAGACAATTGTTGCCGGTGGAGTTCGTCGCTTTAACCTTACCTAATCGGTAAGTAAATTCATGCCTGAGGTTGCTCCCGATCTCAGGCAGTTGCTCTAGGGAGAACCTAAGGAGATGACATGCCAACCATAATTACAGCTTCCGAGTTGCGATCTGTGCTTGGTGTGTCATCTGCCTTGTATAACGATGCTTATTTGAACCAAATTATTGACACAGCAGAAACAGTTATTCTGCCAATGCTCACAACATTCAAAAGTCCAATTCAAGCGACTTCATTGTCAGCCAATGTCGCTACATTTACCACACTAGGAATTCATGAATTTACCGAAGGACAATCAGTTGTCATCACAGGATGCGGAAGCCCTTACAACGGAACAAGAGCTGTGCTGGCAGATAATCTTGGACAATATACCTTTTCGCAATCGATCACTAATGCCGACATACTCGAGGCTAATGTCATCCCATCCGGAGTTGCTGCCCTTTCTGGCGGATCAA